GCTACGGATAGGCGCAAGTCCGCCGCGCCAGAAGCCTTGTTAAGCTGAAGACGCGCAAGGGGCGAACTCGTACCAATCCCGACGTTGCCGCTGCTGTCGATGCGCATGACCTCAGTGCCGCCCTCACTAAAGGCGATAGTGTCGGCAGCAGGAGAGAAAATGCCTGTGTTTGTATCGCCTGTGAAGGTGTAGCTGGGGGCGGATGCAGAACCAAGAGGTGCAGCAATAGTGCTGGCAAGCGAAACAGTGCCGTTCAGCGTGGTTGTGCTGGTTCCTGTCGTGGAACCAATAGTGATGGCTGTGGTCGATCCAGCCAAGCCGCCCGTGCCAAGATTTATTGTCTTGGTGCTGCCAGAAGCCGTCGCGCCAGCTTGGATGTTGGCGGTTTGGCTGACGGTGGATTGGCCGAGCGTGATCGTGCCTGTCTGTGAAGCGCCGCCAGCGGTCCAAACGCCGGTAGTCTGGGAAGTTCCGAGATTGATTGCGGCGGTTGCTGCGCTAAAAGTAACAGCATTCTGCAAAGTAGCAACGCCAGCTATTACCGCAGAGTTTACAACGCGAAGGCTGTCAGTGCCAAGTGCATATTGACTTGTTAACGTGACGTTTGTGCCAGCGGCGGGCTGGGTAAAATAAGTCCCATAAAGAACCGTTACTGTTGTAGGGTTCGATGCAGCCAACGTCTGAGCGGCAAAGTTGTTGATGCGGATATCCGTCACAGTCCCAGTGCTGCTCGTATCGGTAAATGTAGCCGCGCTCTGCACCATGTTGATGCCGCTGGTCGTCCATGCCGTTGCCGATGTCGGTGGTGCGGTAAAGGCAGTGAATGCAGCAGGAGAACTTGTGCCGAAGCCAAACCGACCACTTCCATCAACACGGAACCGCTCTGAGCCGTTTGTGGTCACGACCAATGAGCCTGTGCCTTTGGTGGTAAGGCCCATGTTAATATTTATGTCTGATCCTAAAACAGACAAAACAGGAGTTGCGGTTGTCGCCGCGCCTGATAGCCGCCAGTAATTTGCGGCCCCTGTTTGAACCTCAAAGCGAGTTGTGCTTTGGACCGCGCCCGTCCCTTTAGCTGTTAACCTTAAGTTACGGTCTGTGTCAGAACCTTGAGCAGAAATAGTAGGGTCGCTGCCTGTTGCAGAGCCTGTGACTTGAACGTAGTTTACTGCGCTAGCAGTATCCGTCACTTGGAGTTGTGTGGCAGTCTGCCCGACTACAAGGTTACCCGACGCATCATAATTAACCGACTTTTCAGCCGGATAGGTGACGAAGACGTCCTTGGTGCCTGCGGAGAAGTTAACGAGCGAACCGCTGTTACTCGAAGATAGCACCGTATCGCGGGACAGCGTAGGGCCAGCACCTGAGTATGTACCGATGCCGACTTCCCACTGACTACCCGCGTTAATCGTGTAGTATGTCGTGTTGCCGTTGCCGACCGCACTAAAGCTCTGGTACCCCGTAGGTGGAGTACCGCTGAGCGTTATCGTACCTGTACCGGTGGTAGTGGTAGTATCGCGTACGCGGTCAGCAACATTTAAGGGCATTGGTTTTCCTTATACGATGCGGATAATGGCAGTGGTATTAGAAGCCGTCGGGAAGATGATGGTGAAGTCACCGTCTGTCGAAGATTTATCCGAACCGAAGTCCAACGAGGCAACTGCAGCGTTCGTCAGCGTAGTGTTCGCGTTCGAGTTAGCCGAAGGCGTCGTGTTATAGATGAGTGCGCCGCGTGCCGTGATGGTCGAGTTTGCGAAGGTCAAGTCGGAAAAGTCCGTGAACCCTGTACCCGAAGACGCGTTGTTGTTCGACGTCACAACACCAAGATTGACCAGCGTGCCACCGCCAGCAGTGTAGTTTGTACCTGTTACTTCGTTAGACGCAGTGTATGCGGTGGTGTTAGCGTCAATCGTAGCTGACGAAGTGTACATCGCTAACTTAAAAGTATCGCCACCTACGCGGAAGTCGTGCACAGCGAGCATAAGCTCGGCCTTAAACGACGTGGACATTGCTTGGGTAATTGCCATCTTAAGGCCTCCTTATGTATCGAGTATGGCGGTTAACTCTGGGTACCCCGCCTGTTTAAATTTATTCACCAGAGTTACGTTGTGGGACCGCACTGCCTCGTGCATATAATGCACAAGCACCCCACGGATGCTGTCTTTGAAGGCTTCGGCTTGGTCGCGGATAGCAGGGTGTGCATTGCTACCGACATAGATAATCTTATCCAACGCACGCTCGGCAACTTCCTCCGGCGTGAAACCACGACCTTCGGTTGTCATTACCATTACGTTGCCAACAGTGCCTGAAACGGGGTCGAACATCTATACCTCCTACTGGACCGGATACCGCGCTTGTGGCGTCCGGTACATATCCTGACGGTTCTTGCCTTCGCCAAGCTGCTTGAGCATGCCCAGTGCCTCGTTGTACCGTTTCTGGTACTCGGCGTTGATGTCCTGCTCACCCTTCATAAAGATATACGCTTCGATAAGCGCACCATAGAGCAGCACGCTGTCGAAGTTATCACCCAACCAGCTTGTACCAGCAGTTACGATGGACTCTGGGTAGTAGAAGTAATGCAGTTCGACTGCATAGTTCGCGTCTGGCGTCGGCCCCAAGATGTACGAGTTCTCGTCAAAGTAGGCGTAGTGCGTGGGTATGCCCGTCGTGCTTGGGTTAGGAAACGACTGTCGTATAAAGCTGACGTCCTTGTTGAGTAGGTATTCGTAGCGTCCAGTGGCGTCGATGACAGCCATGGAGAAGTTAGCCAGCCAATCTGAAGGCACAGACAGGTACTTGTTGCCTGACGTCATGTTACCCGTCACGTTCTTACGCAAATCAAGCAGCTGCACCGTGTTAAAGATGCGCTGCTCAGCCTGTTCGATGAACGTGTTAATCTGTTCGGTAGACGTCAAAGTCACCGTAGTACCGTTAGAGCCGGTCCACGAAGTGTTGGGGAAGTCGTTTTCGACGTACCCTTTGATTGTCTCGAACAGTTGCGCGTAGTTCATTATGCCAGTTTCTTGCTGCTATGCGTGCCCTTAGTCGCCGCACCGGTTCCGCGTGTTTTCACGGTCTGGGTGTTAGGTACGTTGTTTGGATAGCCGTTATTGTTCTTCACAATCGGCACCGTTTTTGGCTTGTAGTCCATATTATTTACCCCGCGAAGATTTCTTCTGGTTGGCGATTTTGGCAAGATTGCGACCCATGGTCTTCATCTGCATGTTGGTTTTGCCGCCCTTGGCGAGCTTGGTCATAGGCTGGCCCTTGTGCTTTGCACGCTCGTGCTTGTGCACGGCTTTAGCAATCATAGCCTTGTCCTGCTTCATGTCTTTCTTATCCATCACTAATTCTCCGTCTCGATTGTTACGGTCCCTACTTGACCACTACCTAATAGCGTATTTGGAAGACCAAATAAACCCAAAGGATTATTTAACCCTACAGGGTCCCACCCCCACTGAATTATGCGACTACCGTCACTTGGGTTGTTGTTCGGATTGAGACCCGCTTGGTAGTAGCTGTTGTCTGGGCGTGGGTTGCGCAGAGCTTGTGGGTCATCCACGGGATACATACCAAGCTGCAACTGCGGCTGGTCAGGTTCCCAGCATGTAGGGCACACCAGAATGTTGACGTTTTTGGTCTTAATGACGAGCCGCTTGAGTTCCTTCAGCTTATAGCGGAAGTTACAACGGTCGCACTGGGCGATTGCCCACTTACCAGATGCAAACCGATTAGGCACACGTCACCGGAAATACTGACGAGGCGCGAGGCGTAACGGTGCCTTCTCACGGTCCTCATCAGCAGCCTGTAGCCAGAGTTCTTCGTACTGCGCCTTTAACCCATCCGAACGCTCAAGCGCGCCGGGGATTTTCAGGGATAGGTGATACGCGAGACCAGCCACCATACAAGGGATGAACCTAAACGGTATATCTTGCGTAGTAACACCATCACCAGCATCCGACGGATGATCGACACCCGTAGTCGAGTTAGTGCCCGCAGGCCGTCCACCTGCCGGATAGGTCGCACCTGACTGACGGTTAATCCACACTTGGATAGGACGCCCTTGAGCGTTCTTGTTAGGGATTGTCGAGTACGTATCAACGCTGATACGGTTAATTGTAATGTCGGTCTGCTGCTCCCCTGTCTGGGTGCGCACGACATGTTCGAGTAGGTCTATAGTATCGACGGGTAACTCGTAAACAATCTGGCCCTGCACCATGGGGATTGAACCTTGCTCGATGGTCCACAGGTTAATACCACGGTTAGCCCACTCAATAGTGAGCAGATTGAGACTGCGCCGCGCCGTACGTAGGTCATAGCCGGTCCGCAGTTCTGCACCGCAACGCTCAAAAGCCTCTTCGACTAGGTCGTTGAGGTTAAGGTTAAATGTGCTGGTGCCAGAAGTGGTCATCGGTATTTAGCTGCCTTCTTCGCTATCGCCTTCGGCTGCTTAACGAACTGCTTGCCCGCTTTAGTGCCTGCGCGTTTCGCTT